TCATCAGTTACCAACCAACTTTGTGCGGTCAGTTTTACTGCGTTTGCATTGCCAACAAAGAAAAATAAAGACAATAAAATAATTTTAAACATATCAATTCTCAAACTAATAATTTTATATAGTCATCAATTGGAAAGAGGATTGTCTAGAGCCTTTTTGATCTTATCATCAACTTCTCTTCTTAATGTTCTGATTTCTGTCTGTGTATCTTTTTGACCTTTAGCCACTTCCTGATTGATACGAACTATTTCTTGGTTGATTTCTTTAACAGTTTGATCGCTATATCTTCTAACTTCTTTAAGTGTACCATCCACCTCTTTTTTTACCTCTTTAACTGTTATTTCAGTATCTCTGTTGGCTGCTTTACTTGATCTTTCTAGATTTTCAACGACACTCTCAACTCTACGAACATCTTGTTTTAAATCATTCTTGATGTTGTTAGTGTACTCAGTCATTTTGCTAGTGTTTGCATCCAGAACTTCCATTTTCTTATACAGTTCAGTTAAGTCTGGTGTAACGTACTCAGCAATTTTCTTTTTCATGCTTTGATAGTCTTTGTAAACTTCAAATGCACCATACAATCCACCAAGTAATGAAGATGCCAGTGTGAACGCAACCATCAATTTTGCTGGAGTGAATTCATATCCACCAATTGAGATTACTGTATCTTTACTTGCATATTTTTTAACAGCGGCTTCCGCTTCATCAATTTTTTTATTAACGTCTTTAATTTCTTCGGACATTTTATTTCCTTATTTGTATTGTTGATTGATCATTTCTTGGTGTAATCTATCTGTACCACCAAACAATCTAGATGTGTTACGATTTTCAATCACTTTTTGGCCACCATAAATTGAATATGGTTTATAACCAGTGGCATCACTCAATGTTGCTTTACCATAGGCATCAAATCCGGGTGTGAAACCCATTGCTTGAATCACCACATTTTGAATTTGTTTCTGAGATTCCATGTCGGCTGCTTTACCCATTTCATTGGCAAGGTTTTTACCTTTTTCTGCTGCTTCCGCTTTTGCTGCTGCTTCTCTTCTTGCTTGTAGTTCTTGACGAGCGGTTGGTGCAGATTTGGAACCACCGCTTTGTGGGCCTTGTGCCGATTGAGTTGAACCACCTGCTGCGCCACCTGATGGTTTTTCTCCACCCTCATTTTTAGCTGAAGCTGCTGGTCCAGGAGCACTAGGTGCGGCCGGCGCAGGTGCAGGAGCCACTAACTGAACAGGTGCTGCGGGTGCAGCTGCTGAGTTTGTTGTCGGTGCTGGTGTTGCGATTACTTTATCTACGTTTGTATCACCAGTTCTCGACACACCAACAGAAACTGAACCGTCCGAACTAATTGATGTTGATGCAGTTGTAGTTGAGACTGTGCTAGATGATGGATCATTTCTAGCAATTACTCCTGCCGTTGCAACAGTTGATGCCATGCCTTGTTGTTCAAGTAACATTTTGGTGGCATATGCGGTTGCATAATTTGGGCAAGTCTTATCATACAAACCATCTAAACTACACTGTTGTGCTTTATATGCTTCTGCATATCCAGAACAAGTTGTGGAATATAATGCATTAATAGAACATTGTTGATTCAAATATGCGGCTGCATAACCCGAACATGTTGTTGAGTATAATGGATTAAAAGAACACTGTTGGTTGTGATATGCTTCTTGATATCCTGGACACGTAGAATTATACAATGGATTAATTGTACATTGTTGTTGTGTATATGCAGCTTGATAACCAGAACAAGTTGTGGAGTACAATGGATTAACTGAACATTGTTGTTGTGTATATGCTGCTTGATAACCAGCACAAGTCGGTGAATACAAAGGATTGCTTGTACAGGGATCAATAACAATATCGGGTGTTTGACCAGTGGTCACTTGTGTCAAACCAGGAATAGTAAAGTTCTGGTTCAAACTACCTTGTTGTATGACTGCAAATTCACCTTTGGATGCATCACCAATAACACCAATCGCTGGAGTGTTCATTGATATCAGTGCGCCTGTCCAACGCATATCGATATTTCCAGTGCTATCAATCTTCAATTCGAAACTGGTTTTATTTTGAGGAGCACCAAGTCTTTCAACATTATACCAACCATATGTCATACTATTCGAATTGCCGAGTGAATAGTGATTATTGCCCGAAGCACCATACATATCCGTTTGCATCATCAGAATACTATAATTGTATGCCGGTGATGTGTTTCTATCAATAGTTATACCATTACAACAAAACGTGTTGTTAGATGGAAACCCAGTGACAGGTGGACCGAACTGTACTGTGCCATTACTGTACATCGTAGAATTATTAAATGTTCTATCGAAAAATGGAAAATTAAAATCTAAAGGAACATTTGCCCAGCTATCATCCCACAATTCATATCGTGTTGCTGCTGGATTGTTGTTTATGTTCTGTAATGGCTGTGGATTAGCCATAAAGTTTAAAGACAATGGGCTTCCAGGAATTGGAATTGTGACTATTTGTGCTTGTGATACCGAACAACTCAGCACACATGCAACCAATAAACTCCACAGTTTCATTAGTCTTTACTCTTAACTTTTTGTGGGATACGATCCGGATTTGCTTCCCAAATTGCTTTGGCTTGTTCGCCAATTTTACCATCGATTGGGCAAGGAGTTCCAGCATTCATCATTGCTGTAAATACTCTTTCATCTTGACACATAATAGCAACTGCTGCTACTTTCATACCCATATCATATGTTGAACGAGCTAATTTTAATCTTTCGCAATTTTTATCTGTCATTGTGGCACCAAAGGAGATGCCGAGAATTTGTGTTTGAGTTGCACCAGAAACGGCGACAGCACAAACATCGCTATTGATGACTGTGACGCCAGGAGCCACTGCTGTTGGTGGTGGAGATTTTACGGTTGTTGTGCTTTCAGAAGTGGATTGTGTGGTGCTTCTACTAGTCGAATCAGTAACAATGGGATCAGCCATTGCTGGGAATATCGCCATGACAAAAAGCACCGGTACGGCAAGCTTTTTGAACATTTTTACCTCTATTTTAGGTGTGTTGACATGAAATGAAATTTATGTTAAAATAAACTTCATAAGTATTTATACAACTATGGAAGGTATGTCTATGAAAATCATGTTATTCAAACTTGTAACACACGAAGAAGTCTTGGCTGAAGTAAGTGAAGAAACGGATACGACTGTGGTATTAACAAATCCTGTTGGTGTTGCGGTTGTTAGGGGCAAAGATGGTGCACCGAATGTTGGATTCGCACCCTTTCCACTTCATGCAGAACAAAAATCTGGAACACAGGTTGCCATTCAGAAGCAACATGTAGTATACTCCTATGTTCCTGCCGATGATTTTGTCAATAATTACAATCAAATTTTTGGCACAGGAATCATTCTACCCAAACAACAAAGCATCATTACCGGTTAATGTCTAACTTCTATACCAATGTTCAAGCCATAGGCGGCAAGATCCTGTATCGCGGGATCATGGACGGAAAACGAATCAAACAAAAAGTTGATTATGAACCGTCACTGTATCTGCCTGTCAAAAAAGATAAAGGCACCCACAAATCTCTTGACGGATTGGATTTGACAGAGAAACGTTTCGATAGAATTTACGGCAAAACTTATGTGTTTGGTTGTGGTGATTATGAAGTTCAAGGTGATGAATTTTATATCAAGTGTAAAGATGAATGGACTCTTTGCAAGAAGTTCTTGATGTTGTGGTCGGATAATTGCCCGGATGTTATCACTGGTTGGAATACAAAGTTTTTCGATATTCCATATCTCGTCAATCGTTTTCGTAAGATTCTTGGTGAAGATGAAACCAAGAAACTGTCACCTTGGAATTATATCTCTGAACGAAAGACAATCATTAATGGTCGTCAGTTGATTGCCTACAGTTTTGTCGGTGTTGAATCACTAGATTATATCGAACTTTACAAATGGTATGCACCAGGCGGCAAGTCACAAGAATCCTATCGTCTTGATAATATCGCAAACGTAGAACTTGGTGAAGGTAAAATCTCTTATGATGAGTATGAGAACCTGCATCAGTTGTATCGTTTGAACTTTCAAAAGTTTATTGAGTATAACATCAAAGACGTTAAACTGATTCTGAAACTTGAAGATAAGTTGAAGCTGATCGAACTGGCACTCACTCTTGCATATGATACCAAGTGTAATTATGAAGATGTGTTTGCACAGACACGCATGTGGGACTCTCTGACATATTCCTATCTACTGCAACAGAAGATCATTGTACCGCCACGTGAAATACAGGATAAAGATTCCGCATTCGAAGGTGCATATGTGAAAGAACCACAAGTTGGTTTGCACAACTGGGTTGCAAGTTTCGACTTGAACAGTCTGTATCCACACTTGATGATGCAATATTCCATAAGTCCTGAAAATCTCGTGGAAAGAAACGATATAGATGAAAGAAAACGCAAATTACTTGACGAATTGAAACTTAGAAATACTAAATAAGTAGATGTGGTTACTTATTTGGAGAATCTATGAAATACATTATCACGAAAGATAAACTATACGAGTTGTTTATTACCAAAAATATGAGGCGAAGTGAAGTTGCTGATTATTTTGGTTGTTCGGATGCCAACATTAAAAAACATCTACAAAAATTTGACATAAAGAAGCCTTTTATGTTAGAATGTCAAAACAAAGAACGCAAAGCCACGGTCAAATGTTTGCATTGTGATAAAGAATATGAAACTCAAAAGTTTAGAACTGAGAGTGAGAAATATGATTCCAAGTATTGTAGTTATTCATGTGCCCAAAAAAGTCGTTATCTTGGTGAAGAACATAAACGAAGAATCAGAAATGAAATTGCGGCTAGACGCAGAGCAAGAATAAGAAATCAAACTCCAGAATTAACAAAGGAAGAAAAGATTAAATTGCAGGAGTATTATTTGATTTGTCCTAAAGGACATGAAGTGGACCATATACAAGCGATAGCGAAAGGTGGTTTGCATCATCCTAATAATTTACAAATATTGACAAAACATCAAAACAGAAAGAAGTGGTGCAAATGATGAGAACTCCAAATGTATATTCGGCCGATGAGATTAAAAATTGGGATGTACAGTCATGTGGAAAAAATGGTCTTTGGACTCTAGCTAGACCTATGTCTTGGCCTGGAATAAATTTACAAAAGAGGATATCGTCTGCATGGATGGTATTCACCGGTAAAGCAGATGTTTTGGTTTGGTTATCGGAGAATGATTAATGTTTCGTGATGTAAAAGAAATGACAACTGAAGAAATTGAAAAAGAACTTCAGGCAATTGAATTATTCCAAAGTGAAATTGGAAAGGTGAATGTTAATACCTTGCTCAATAAGAGTGTTGATACTTCATTCTTAACACCAATGCAATGCACAATAACTCCAAATGGCCAACTATTTCGAACCGACAAACAAGGTTTCTTGCCAAAGATGATGGAAGAAATGTATGTTGATCGTAGCAAATTCAAGAAGATGATGTTGGCTGCGAAACAGGAATATGAAAACGAAACGGACAATTCGAAGAAGTATGATATCGAAAAACGTATCGCACGATACAACAACCTACAACTTGCAAAGAAAGTTTCGTTGAACTCCGCTTATGGTGCTTTGGGTTCACAATACTTCCGCTTCTATGACTTGCGTATGGCACTTGGTGTTACCACAGCAGGTCAATTATCCATTCGTTGGATCGAAAACAAGATCAACGAATACATGAACAAGATTCTTAAAACAGAAAGTGTTGATTATGTCATTGCATCAGATACTGACTCGATTTATCTCAATCTTGGACCTCTGGTGCAACATGCGATGGGGGACAGAAGTAAAGATATTAACAGGACGATATCCTTCATGGATAAAGTTTGTGAGGATAAGATTCAACCGTTTATTGACAAGTCTTATGGAGAACTTGCTGACTA